TACCACCAATTTTGTTTCTGGGTATTTATCTATTAATGTTTTTACTGCCTTTACATTCTTCGGTGCATCATCTACGAATGCAATTCTATTGAATCCATCCTTAATATGTTTTTCTATATATCGTGCCTTTGCCATCGGGTCCGAATTTCCCAACGCGGCAACAGTAATTCCAGAAGTAATTCCTTGCGATTGAAGAAATTTTGCAATTGGTTTTGTATGACCGCGAGCAGTTAATACAACAATTTTATCTGCTTTCTTTTGGTCAATAACTTTCTTCAATAAGTTTGTGTATTTTTTAATTGGTCGAGGATTTTTCAATTGTTCAAATTCAGAAAAATCAAAAGTATCACCGTCTCGTTTCTCATACGAGGCATATTCTGCCGGTGAAATGGTTCTGCGATTTCCTTCCTTATCAATAACAATAACCCTAGCGTCTGTGTGCACTAGGGTATCGTCAAAATCTGTAATGTATGCGGTCTTGCCCATATTAACGGGTAACTAACTTATATGCTGTTGCTACCATCTTTTCTGTTGGAAGTGCTAACATCTTCTTTCTATTTTCGATAGACAACTTATGTAATACACGAGTCAATAATGCTGCGGTATAAATATCCAACACAACACCACCAACTTCTGCTGGTGTTCTGTCCTTAACAATACTTAATATTTTACTTTGCTTGGTACTGTAATCTTCACTCGTGGTGACCATATGTGGATCATTTGATACTGTTGGTGTTGTATCGTTTGATGCTACCGGGAAATCGGAGGCCGGGACTGCTCCTGCAACTTCATCTTTCTTCTTTGGTAGTTTATCGTGTGGGGTAGATGCATATTTTTCTACACTACTTTTTGCCATAGTTTGTGCCAACTTTCTTGCAGTTGGACTAAAATCACTTGCTTTTGCTTTTCCAGTTTGGATAGCATGAACAATACCAAATAGTTTTTGTTGTGCTTTACTAACTGATGGCATCCTATCTCTCCGAATACAATTCTGGTCTTAAATACCGAAACTTACGCATTAATGTTCCTGCTACTGCGTTTGCCTCATTTTCTATTGGTGAACCATCATGACCATCCGCAGGTTTTCCTTCCTCACGTTGTTTATGATGTACCAATTCATGCGCTAATGTTCGTAATACATCAGCTATATGTCTATTACCTTTGACAATTACAATTTCATCTGTTTCGGTGTTATACGTTCCGAATGTGAGATGTTCTCTAGAATATTCACTACCTGCAAATTTAATGCTCGCAGGTAGTGATTGTAGTTGTAGCTCTTTTGCGACAAACTTTACAAATTCACTTGTTATATTTTCGTTTAGTAAAGCTTTGAGTCGCATATTAGATTACTTGGTTTTTTTCTTTGTACCAGTTGCTTTCTTTGCCTTCTTGACAACCTTCTTACCAACTTCTTCTACTGCCTTTACTGCTGCAACGGCATCCTTAAGGTCAACCTTACCATCACCGTTGATATCAGCTGCTTTTGTAACAGTTTCTTCAATCTTATGAGAAACTTTTAATACCGATTTTGGAAGTGGCTTTGAATTCTCACGATTAATCCACCATATACCAGCACCAACTATGATTACTAAAACTATAAAAGTTAATAACATAAAAACTCCTAAATTATAGATTATTTCAACTCACCTAGAAAATCGTAGATGAGGGTATCAATACGACTATAAGGTGTGATAATTTGTCCACCCTTACTTTCGTTGATGAATGCCCCGTGAGTACTTGGATTACTGACGATATCGAAGCATATAAGTGAGAAGTCATCGCCAACTTCTACTGTGTTTTCACCGATTGGTTTGACCGAACCCATACCGCGTGATGATACACCAAGACGGATATTATTCTTGATAAGTTCACGAACAATATTTCCAGATGGTGTTGAAAGAATTTCAATATTACCCTTAACATCGTCACCCTCGAACCAAAGTTCGGTGACGTTGCAGCAAACATTCTTTAGATTGACCACAGGACTTTCTGGATGGTCTAGTTCACCAAGTGCTCTGCGTTGTGAAACGAAATTATTCTTGTAGACCATTGCTTCACGTGCCAAAATTTCTTTTGGATATACACGACCATTTTGATTCTTGTGGTCGGCACGTTGTAAAACAACGTCTTTCAAAATAAGTGGTTTACTGATATCTGCTGCTTCTTTTAATAGTAAACTGTCATATGAGATGACATTATATTCTACGAGTAATGTTTGCATATTATTGCCCACGGATTTCACGGATGCGAGTTGCAAGTCCAAGAAGTTTAGATTCTAACTTCAATAATCCTTGTTGTGTACGCTTCCATAGTTGTTCACTTGCGATACCTGATTCTGTTTTTAAACGAGTATTCATTTTGATAACTCGTTCTACTTCTTGTAGATTTTTATTTAGTTGAGAAATTGCTTCCGCAATCTTCCTGTGTGGTGATTTAGAAGTGTCGTTTTTATACTCGTAGTACTTGTTTTCGTTTAATTCCTTGGTGACAATTTCCATCTTGTCGGCTGGACGATTTGCTTCTTCCTCACCCTTTGGAGTTAACTTGAACCCCGTGGTTGCTGTGGCAATATGCTTTGCACGTGCCTTTGTTTTTGCATTATTTCCACGAAATGCATATGGAGTGAGATACCCAGGAACTGCCGCTGTCGTTGTCATTTCATCAAGTTCTTTTTTGATAATTTGTCGGACGCGTTCACGAATTTGTTGCTTCTTGTCCATAGTTAACTCTTTAAAGTGTCTAATGTCTTGGTAATTTCCAAGGCAATTAATAAAGCGGTCATATGATTTTCTTTGACCACTTGAACGGTCTTTAACTTTTCTAATTGTGAAACAACTTCCGATAACTTAATAGTGGTTACCTTGTTATCAATCTTAGCCATCTTCTTTGTGATTTCAGCGATTAATTCCTTTGCTAAATCTACTGCGTAAGTACGAAGTGCTACAGAATTGGAAACGTTGTAGATATACTCACGGAGAAGATTCTTTTGTTTATCACTTAAATCTACATACTTTTGGTTAAACTTTTCCATCAAAATCTTGTAGGTTAATAAACGTAAATCTTCTTCTTGATTCTTGACAGTTTCAAATAATGCGGTATCTTTCTTGATTTCCTTATTGACAATCTTACCACTTAAATGTTCAACGATGGTGAATTTAGCTTCAACCATACCTTCTATTTCAGCAAAATCCTTAACTTCATTCACTGCACCGTCGAACATCTTATATACAGAAGCATAAACTTTATATGACGGAATACGGGCATTTAAAAATTCTTTTAAATCATAATTGTTTTTGATTTCACGAATTAACTTATACTTTTGTGTGTTTAAAGCTGCTTCGTTTAACTTTTTACGTTGTTCTACGATTACATTAATAAGTTCAAATGCCTTGGCTTCACTAAGTTGTTGTGCATTGAAAAATGAACGATAAAGTATTAATTCTTTACCAAGTGCTGTCTTGGCATTGAAATATTCCTTCATTAGTTTGACTGCAGTATCATTACTGCGGTTTTCCAATGCGTCTGAGGTAATTTTACGGACTAATAGTTCAAATAGTATGCCCGTATTCCGTATTTTGTTATGCTTGACGTTTGATTTCATAAACATCCCATTTTGATGATATTATACCGTCATATATTAAATATAACGAATATTAATAAGACTTTAGTTTTCGAGGTCTAAAATATTGCTTTCGTCTAACAAAGAACCTGTGACTTCTTGGTTTTCCATTAAGACTTTCTTACTTGGCTTTTTCAAGCTTGCCATTAATGCTTGCACTTCTTTAGTAAGTGCCAGCGGTGACTTTTTCTTGTCATTTCGTTGTTTACCAACAGTTAATGCAGCTTTATTTTCTTTATGTCCAAGTGGGTCACGACCTCTTGGGTGACTATCTTGCCCAAACTTCATTCCTTCTTTTGGACGACCCATCTTAGCTTCTTCCAATTCGGCTTCTTCATCACCATATCCTTCCAACTCACTTTCCTCACCACCATCTTCTAACGAAGATAAAATACTATCTACATCAGATACTTGTTGTTCCTCTTCCTCACTTGGTGGTGCTTCGTCGGTTGCTGGCTGTTCTGTTGGTTGTTCACCTGGTTGTGCTGCTCCTTGTTGTGCACCACCCTGTTCAATTGCATTTAGTTCGGATACACGCTTCATATCATCGGCAATCTTTTTGCGTTCTTCACTTATTTCGTCACTAGAAAGTTCCAGAATATTGTGATATATCCAATCTTGTGATAGTAATTTTGAACCAGCAATTTGCTCGGCAACACCAATCTTTTCTTTCCACAAGTTTAACTTTTCTTGTTCGTAGATGACAGATGGGTTTGTTAATGATAACTCAAAGTCAATAAGTTCTTCGTCGGTGAACCCCTGAACATATAAATGAATAATTGCAATCTTGGTGAGTTCCGAAACCATAATACGTTGGATGCGTTCAATAGTACGTGCAAAACGAACATCTTGTGCAGCCAAGGTTGCTTTACCACTCAAATCTTCTTCATATCCCAAGAACGCTTTCGGTACCTTAAATGCTGCCATTAACTTGTTACGGAGATATTCAATATCTTCTATAGCATTGAATTGAAGTCCTGGGAGGTTCTGGATATCTGTACCTGAATCTTTGCCACGGACTGGCATGTAGAAATCTTCGACGATATTCATCATATTATAACGAAGATTATAATCACCTGTTGCAGGATCAACCAACGGTGTTTTCTTCATACGATCCATAATACGACCCATAAATGTATCAATTTCGGCAGGTGGGATATTTCCGATATCTACTAAAATTTTACGTTTATCTGGTGCTCGCATAATACGATGAATTAACATCGCATCTTCCATCAACTGAAGTTGTTTCCAGACACGGCGACCACCTTCTACCATTGCCTTACCATATGGAAGAAAGTTTGTGTCAGAAAGAAGGCGGAAGTGTGCAATTTCATAGTTGTCAAATTCAGTCTTACCTAATGATAAGAAATCGTTTTCAATCTTGAATTTGACCGAGAAAGGATTGCCTGGATCTTGTCCTTCAATACGAATGGTTTCGTATACGGAAAGTGGTAATACATTAACTACACCGTATTCCGGGTCTATATCTAGGAATAAAAAGAAATCTCCATACTTAACCATGTTTCTGACCCAAGGCCAGAGATTGAACTCGACGTTCAATACATCATAGAATAAGTTATGTAAGATTTCTTGAATTTGTGTGTTTTTTGAATGGATGGTAAGAATATTACCGAACTCGTCCTTTACGGTTGATTCGTCAGCGTAAATATCCATTACTGATGAAATAATTGGATCATTATCCATCATATCGTAATCACGGAAGAGTTGGAGGCGGGAACCTTGAAACGCTGCCGCTGCTTCATATCGTCCATGTGATGAACCATATCCACCAGTCATAGACGAATAGACGCGGTGGTATCTATCAATACCGCGTCTGTTAATAAATGATTGGATATTATCTGTGTCGGCTACTTTAAGTCTTTTTCCACCAACATTACGAACTACGGTATTAGTAGAAAATAGTTTTTTTAGTCTGCCAAATACGCTGTTATCAGCCATAACCCCTCAACTTTTAGTAGATATACAATTCGTCTATTGACTTGATAACCATTTCAAGAACTGTTGTATCTAACCCCTTAGTTGGTTTTTGCAATAGACTATTTAGTGCTTCACGTAAATCACGTGCTGGCATTACTACTGTTGCCAATTCGGTCATACGCCATTCGGTCATGGTGTTATTATTATATGGCATTTCGTTGACCTTAGTGATTCCTGCTAATAAATCCGATGTTAACTTTGCCAACTTATCTTCCTGTGCTTCTTTAAGAGTTGGAGCTAACTTTTCAAGTAGTGCGACCAAACGCATTGGATTGATGCGATTTTCTTTACCTACTTCTACAAGTAAATCTTTGAGCTTAATCATGCTTCTTCTCCTTGTTCAATGCTTTTCGCATCTTTTTAACATCTTTTGGTTTCGGTGCTCCTCGAATGACCCCACCAGGCCCAACCAGTCCCATTGCTGGTGCTGCTGCCGCCGGTGCTGCTCCTGCCATTTGTTCCGAAACCTTTTTTTCTACGTTCTTTATTAATAAAGAATAATACTTTGGATTTTCTTTGAGATGTGCTGCTGCGATTTTTGCAGTCTTGACCACGTTTCCGTGAGTCACATCTTGGTGTTCTAACTCAACATTCATTCCCAAAAAGAACTCGGTCGGGTTGAACTTATAACCCATTTTATCTAATATCTTATCGGACTGTTCTCGTGAGATTTTCTTTTTCATATTACCACTTTCTGCACGACCAGTATCTTGCCTTAGTACGTGGACCTGGGTTTGCGCAGTTGTGTCTTGCACGGAATGACTTACGACGAGCTGGAATAGATTTCTTAATTCTCATCTTCTTATCACCAAAGTTTACCTTCTTGATATTACCAGTGCTTGGGTCTTTTACAAATACTTTGAACTTCTTAACGTCACCACGCATTGGCTTTCCAAGAGGAACTTTACGACCATGATATTCTGCTTCACCTAACATATCTGGGTGTTGTCCCTTCAATACTTCAATAAGACATTCTTCGCAATAGTCACCATCGTTCAATTCATCTTCGTGACCTGGAACGTGCGTTTCTGAACCAAATTGATTTCGTTCGTGGTCTTGGTCTGGCTTTACATTATCGTCCGATGTGACATCACTTTCTGGGCGGTGGTAAAGTTCTTCTACTGGAACACAGTTTGGAACCATGCGACCATTGCGTTCTTTCATACCAACTTGCTTATATCCGTCCCAGCAATCTTCGCAAAGAATATCAGTTAATCTAATCATAGTTGCTCTCAAAGTCAAGAGTTTATTTCTTTTTAAAGGTAGAAACCATCGTTGGTTTTCCACCTGGATTTCCTGCTTTTCTCTTTCTAATTACAGCCGAACGTTTTTCACTTTTACTCATTTTACCTGCGGAACGAGCTGGGCGACACTTTGGATATTTTGCACTACCACCCTTACGTTCCTTCTTACCTGCTGAAGCACCGCATGGTGGATGCTTTCCAGTCTTTGGGTCTTTTCTGGAAATATCCACCCACTTTTGCTTCAGCCACTTACCCAATTCACCTTTTGGCTTATACTTCTCATCCAAAATTTCTTCGGTAAGTTCAAGTAAAATATCTTGTAATTTCATTACTTTAAGAACTTCAACTTGTAGATTGTTGAGTTGACCAATCCAGAAATTTCATCGACGATGTTATTAAGGTCACTATCCTTTGGTAATGATGTACGAACGCTATCAATATAAGTTGATAATCCAGTAAAATACTTTAATACTTCATCACCTTCAAAATATTGCTTCTGTGGTGTATAACCACGAATAATACCGTAACGACCTTGGCAAGTTTCTGCGTATGTATCTACCAAATCTACAATTTCATCATAATATTCATTCAATGCTTTATGAGCAGCATACGATGATGTTTGCAAATGGAAGATATGTGCTTGGTCACGACTATTGAATAGTGTTGATAAAAACTTTGCTACAGTTTCCATTACATTGCTCCAGCGTCTGGTGCTTTAGGTGCTTCGTATTCGTGATAGTTGGTAGCTGCTTGTGAGATAAAGTTTTGAGCTTGGGAAATATGGTCTTGAATCCATGCGGGAATATCCTTTTCACCTTCACCCATCTTTGACTTTAATTCTGTTGCATTCTTGATGATATCGTCAAGTGCACTATGTGCCATAGATACTTCGTGGTCTTGACCATTTTCACCTTCCTTCTTCATTGCTTGACCAATAGCATCACGACGATTTTGTAAGTACTTATCTGTTGAGTCCTTATCACCATCGTTGTCGATATCACCATCTTCCTTTCCGACAGGATCTAATGTTTCTTTTACTGACCCAACTGGTTTATTACCTATTGCCTTGATGCCAGGTACCAATCCCATTAATCTAATCATATTACTTCTCCAAAGTGTTTAGAGGGATTTTTGTCCCTTCTTTTTTGCCACTAAATATCGCTTATATAAATCACGTTTTGCTTTTAACAATTTATCAGTTAAGTCTACTTTTCCATCATTATTGATATCTGCATCTTCTTGACCCATAGGGTCACGACGGACATGCGGATAGTGTGCTTCTTTCTTAGTTTTTCTCCATCCACCACCCATACTCTTATATTTCTTTGCTGCCCAAAGATTTGCATATGCAGACGGATAGACTTTGAACTTGCGTTTTGCTGCGGCTTTTGCAGCTGCCCATTTGGAAGGATTGGTTGGAGTATTTTTTTCTAATAGTGCAGAAATTTCTTCCGCTTTTTGCAACCGAGGATCTTTAAAATCACTATCGGTTGCATTGAATCCACCCCACGGATATGCTTCTTCTTGTCCGCACCCACAATCTGCTTCGTGTAGACAATCACAATCTTCTAAAAGGTAATTGTAATATTCCTTATAATTCATATTACTTACCTTTCTTCTTCTTTTTGTCTAATGCTTTGTTAGTTGATGCTGCCCAAAGATATGACTTCCAATCATCACCAAACTTATCCTTGAAGTAACGGATGGAACGCTTATTTTTTAATAACTTCTTGCCGATACCGTCACGCTTTTTAACTTGTGACTTATCCATTTTACGTGGTGGTTCACGACGAGCTACGGTACGTTCCGCTAACTCTGCTTCCAATTCTTCACGAATGATTTCTAAAAGTTCATCTTTGGTCATATCTTATACCGGTTTTGAAGTTGTTTTCCCACCACGCTTACGCTTTCTACGTCCAGCGCAGTGTGCTTTTTGGCTAAAACCCTTTGGATTACTGCAATTTATGGACTTTTTATACTTCTTTGTCCATTTTTCATCTAATGAACTTAATCCTACTCGTTTCATAAATTGTTTTGGATTAACCTTTATCTTTTCTTTTTCAAAATCTTTAAGTCTATCCAACGCCATTTTCTTTCTATTGTTGATATCCTTTACTTGTTTGAGCATATCAACGATTCCATCAACCATTTCTTTTTGGTCTGGTCGTAACTCTTCAAGTAAAATATCAACTAATTTAATCATAGTTAAATCCAATAAAAACACTACATTATAAATAGTGTATTATCCCAGTAACCACGAGATATTTTCCTTTCTGCCACCAATATCCATTTCATACGGATTGTTAGCTCTATCTCGGTTTGTGTATACGTGACCAATCACGTTATACTTTGTCTTGTCCAACGCCAACTTTGTCAATTCTATACCTTCCTGACGCAAACGGAGGGCGGTGTCACGAACCCAAAGCCCGATACAAAGTGCCATCGTCAAGTCATCATTATAACCAGATAATGCTTCTGGTCTACCGTTCTTCCAAATAAACGTTTCTAACTCAGCGCACATACGTGCTGAGCGTATAGTAAAACTATTTTCTAACATATATTCTTTTAATCTTGCTATAACCAACGGACGAGTGCGTTGTGATGTTGTGAATCCAGGAACCATTTGTCGTTCCTCTGCTCTGTATCGTCCTGTCATTTGATGTTCTACATCCACATATTGTAAATCTTTGGACATATAAAACAGATTTTTGTATCCTCTATCAATAATCTGTTGGATAGCGTTCCATCCGATACTACTATTTTCTGGAATGAGCAGAGCGTCATTATATTCTGTTGCGATAGACACCAACATATTTCCAAACTGCTTGGTTTCTACCTTTCCTTTGTATTCTGCCACCTGTTCTGACTTTTCTACGTCAATTACGTGGAAGGTTGAATAATCTTCACCGTCTCCACGGGCTACGTCGGCACAGACAATATATGACTTACCAGGTTGTGCGTATTCCCATACCCACAAGTTTCCGTCAAAACCACCTTTGGTTATTGGTTCTTGGACAAACGATGCTTTGTAGAACTCAATAATTTCTGGTGGGACTACGGTATTACCAGAAAAAATAAATGACGCATCGTGTTCTTGTGATGCTTGCATTTCACCCATTAGTTCCGTTTGTCTATCACGCCATGCTTGGTCACGTTCTGGATGAACTCTCCAATCTAATAGAATAGGATTAAATCCGTTGGTTTTGGCTTCAGCTTGTTGCCACATTTTATGGAAGAAGTTACCGACACCATTTGGAGTAGAAAGTAATATTGCTTTACCACCCGTTGATAATGTGGATGATGCTGCCGTCCAGATAATGTCTGCGTCATCAATAAACGCCGCTTCGTCCAGAATAAGGAGTGACAACGCTTCAGAACGTCCTGCGTCTGGTGATGATGCTACTGCTTTAATCTGTGACCCGTTGGAGAATTGGAGTGATAGTTTATTGTCCGTAATAACCTCACCACGTAACCAAACTGGAAGGTTTTGATGCATAAACTTAACTTTGGTGACCAAGTTTTTTGCAGTTTCTTGTTTGGTTGCGATAACAAGAATATTCTTGTCTTTGTGAAATAACATTAACCACAACGCATATCCTGCAACTAATGTGGAAATACCAATCTGACGACCTTTGAGAACAATATTATAATCGTTGTTCTCGAAATCATATAAAGCGTTTTTCTGATATTTGTATAAGTCAAACAACACCCGACCACGGATCGGGTGTTGAATGTATGAATATTTTGATAAGAAGTAATCTGGTTGTAATGCACACTTCTTATATTCTTCTTTGATACGTTCACGTAACTGCTGTGCTGTTGCGTTCATAATACCTTACTTGATTACGAGGACTCCCGCCCCGACACCGATTAGTAATCCAACCGCAAATGATGCCTTACGACTTGGAAGTTTAATACCAAACATACGGTTTGGATTTTTTGGTGGAGGTGGTAATAAATTAATAATTGTTTGTAAACTATCACCGCGTAACATTGCCAACTTCAATGCGTCATCTTTCTTTTGTAACGCAGTTTCAAGTTCCGTTACTTGATTACCTTGCGTATTAATAATTTCTTGCTGCTTTGTGATAATGGAATCTTTTAATGGTAATACTTGGCGTGCCAATTCCAGTGTATCTGTGAGGGTTTCTTGCATTACAGTTGCTCTTTCAGACATACTCAAAGTTTCGTTCTTTAAAGAATTAACCTGGCGTCCTAGAGTTTGAGCACGAGTTTGTGCTATTCTAGCTTCATTATCTGCTATGACTATTTCTGTTTTTAGACTGTCTGCGTAATGCGTTGCTACTTCTGCTTGCTGCTTATATTGTTTATATTCTGCGATGTATTTATCCATCTCGTCTTGGTCATTATTTTTTACGTACATTACCAATCCAAGAACCCCCGCCGCTACCAATAACCACTTTGCAAGAGGTGCAGTAATGGTGATAGTTTCCATAACTAATTTAAACTTACCAAGTTTTTTTTCAAACTTTTCCATAAGATTATCCTTTTGATTGTTCTTGTGCTTCATAGTACTGCTTAATTTCTTCTTCACTCATTCCAGACTCGACCAATTCCAAATGTTTCTTTAATTTGGAAATTTCTTCTGCTAAATCTTTACGTACTGTATCTAAATCAACATTCCACTTCTCAATCATTAAAATTTTTTCTTGGTCGGCATGAATGAATTCAGGTTGTGATACGTTATCGTGATAGTCTTGTAATTCTTGTATTCTATCTTTTATAAACGCAATATGATTCTGGCGACCTTTTTCAGTAACAACTTCATGCCACCTACCAGAAGTTTTTAATTCCATTTCTTCTTTTAACATACATTCGTGACAGTGACCAGCTTTTTTATATGCACGCATGTGATGACCATTTAATGGAGTACCGCATTTCGGACACCACCATGGGGTTTTGAAGCCATCCAACTTTGTGACAGATTGAATAAGACCGTTTTTCTTGGTCCATTTTCGACCATCCACATCTACCCACACATCACCTTCTTTTCGTTCGACTTGTTCCGGTCTCCATCCGAATGTGAGTTTTTGTTCCTGCTTATTCATTACCTCACCGATTCGTTTTCTTACATCTGATATTGCCTTTTCATCCATTTTTGCCATAATAACCTCTTAGGTTTGTGCGAATTTTTTTGCTCGTTCTTGTGTACCAAAATATCGTACTTGACTTTTCTTATTTTTACCACCAAAGTTTCCACCTTCAGTCTCCCAGGTTTCACCAGGTTTGTAGAACGATGGGTCTTTTGGTGCTGGTTTTGCTGTTTTCTTTTTTACGACTCGTTGCGGTTCTGCTTTTTTGACTCTAGCCTTCGCAGCTTTTTCACCACCATGTTGTTGTGTCAACCGTAACGCTGCTTCCGAGTCCGTAGTCGTTTTAACAATCTTCTTAAATACATCAGGATCAAACTTACCATATATCATCGTAAAAATTTGTTGTTTTGCTTCATCTGTAATATTTGGATCTCCCATCAATGCTCGTACTTGAGTACCGCTGATATTTTTACCTTGTAGTTGTAATTGCATCTCAGGTGCTATGATAACATATCCTTTTTCCTTGAATCCCGCGGTAGATTTTTTATCATCGTATGGTTCAAAGTATTTACCACCAGACAAACGTTCTGAGTCCTTTTGGCTTACTGCCGTGACTAATGTAGTATTATCTGGTAAGTTACCAGTAATTTCTACTGGTGAGTATGGGTTTTTTACTTGGACTATCATATCAGTTGGAATATCAAACATTCTAGATATTATTTCTTGTTTTTCTTTAAATCCAAATGGAGACTTGATTGGATCAGTCTTATCGCTTGTTGCGATATAAACATTTTCCTTACCAAATTTTTCGACCAATGCACGATAAATACTATAATGTCCTGCATGAAATGGTTGAAAACGACCAGGGAAAATAGCGATAGTTCGTCTTTCACCAGTTGGTGTTGTTGTAGTTTGTGTAGTTACTTGTGGTTCTTCTGCTGGTTTCTTTTCTGGCTCATCGACGACCTTAGCCTTACCACGTTGAAACTTCATCATACCAAGAATTTGATTGACTGGTGCGAAGGCTCCAGTAAATTTATATGGCTTACCATTATAGATAAAGACCAATCCTTCACTTGGTACTACACGTTCAATACCAAGGTCATCCAATCTTTCAATTTGTTGTTGTAACATTGCCAACTGGTTTTCGTCACCAGTTTCTCTAATCTTTTCTATAGCATCTCTAACTTCTTGTTTTAACTTTGCAGCCATCTCTGGGTTATTAGCCCCAAGTGTGTTGGTCACACGTAATAATGTATCAGCACCAATACGTAAAAAGATACGTTCTACTGGACGAGTTGCTGCTTTCTGTTTATCTTTTAATTCGTTTGCTTCAAATTGTCTAAATGCTTTTTTCTTTTCAGGATCTTCAATATCTTTGACCCCAAACTTCTTTTCACCCATAGCCCAGCGACGAATAAGACCTTCACGTTCTTCTGGTGTCCAGTCTATACCCATATTATCTATTTCTCTACTCCACCACGCAACTTTGTAATCTTCTAACGTAGAGTTATCATCAAGGTCATATTCTTCTTGAATACGTGCAATTTCTGCACCGTATTGTTGTAAACGTTCTTTATTACGTACCGTATCTGCGTCATTAAATGTGATAGGTTGTGGACCTGACAATCCGAAGGTACGTTGTCTTTGCGCACTTACTGCTTGCAGTTGTTGGTCTAATATCTTTGCATCTTCTACATTACGACCAACTTCTTCACCTGCTTCGTCATATTCGATTGTTCCATGAAATACCAATACTGGTTTTCCATATGGAATGACATTCTTTGTATCTGGGAAGATAATTTCCACATTCATAAACTTACTACCTTCACCAAACATTTGCTGTCTTTGTTCTTCTGGTAGAGAGTCGATTGCTGTTTGGATATCTTCTGCGGTTTGATTAAATGCTTTTTCTACGTTAGGATTAGCGTGTCCCGCAAACATACTACGAATACCTGCTACGTCTAACGCGTTTTGTCCACGGTTTTTCACTTGTCCCTTGTTACGAGCAAATATGACACGACCATCACGAACACTAAATGTAATATTTTGTCCGTCAAGTTTTTCGGTAACTGGACCTTCTGCGTCCAATCCACCAACCAAACCACGTTTTGCCATTTCTTTCAAATCCTTAAAGGTCAAGCTATCATCTTCATATGGATGTGCTAAATGTCCTGCTGCTCCACCTTCTACAATCAATTGCCACGGACCATGTGGTGCCATTCCTTCCATCAATTCTGAAAGGTAAATATATTCTATATTTTCGTTTTTCTTATCTCGTCCGTGGTCTTTATGTGCTAACTTCCAATTACCATTCTTTGCACCATTTGGATGATGCACATCATGGTTTTTCATTTTTTCTTTTCCGTACTTCTTTACTGCTTTTTTACGGTCACGGTTACGGGCAACACGGTCATCTTGAGTCTTTTTAAGGTAGTTTCGAACTTTTTCGGGATGACGACGGTTGTATCTGCGCATCCGTTCCGTGCTTGACAGTGCTTCTTTTTGTAAGAATTCATCATCTTGCTCCGGACCAAGTGAATAAGGATATGCAAATGCGTTGTCTTTATTTTGTGGTTTAAGTTCATCCACACCACCAGTATCACCACTATCGGTTGGTTCCGTTGGTTGTGCTGTTGGTTCTTCTTTTGGTTGCTCACCTGTCTTGATTATATGCGGATATAATGGATAGAAAAATCCATATCGTTTAATCTTTTCTTTAGCCTTCTTACGTTTCTTTTTTGCTTCTTCTAACGTGTCGGTGGTAGTAATAGTTAATTCTTCCACAAGTTCTGGTGCAAGCTTTTGTACCAAAAAATTGTGTTGATCGACATAATCGTTCAAAGCTAGTATCTGTTCAAAAAGTTTATTTACACTCATCGTCGTGAACCCGAGAAGAAAGTTGGAACTGACTGAATATTTAAGTCCAATGCGTTATTATTAATGTCAAACAAATCTGTTTTGAATATCAAACTTGACGTATTTGCTGCATTGTTTGGAATAGTAATAATAACTTCATCTGGACTGAATGCGTATTCTTCCGCAACCTTTAATGAAATATTTGCAAACTGCCAGAACCCGTTGTTTACTACAAATCTTAGTCCAGCACTACCGCTTCTAGGGACTGTAAAGTTAAACTGTTTATTTGGAAAATATCCCGCCTTACCTGTTGTGGTTATCGAACCTATCTTTTGACCAAATGGATTATCCCCAACTATAGCTGAACCAGTTATGTATACATCGGTATTATACGCACTTGCAGTGTATGCAAATGCTCCAGATGTAGTATATACATAACTATCAAATTTTAATGTATACTCCGATGTTGGGAATAGTGCAAATTCTTCACGTGTTCCTATAAAGTAGCTACTCGTAGTGGTGACGGCATATCCCGCGTCCAACATATGACTGTCATCGAGACTTAAACTTATATGTGTTGATGCATTTAATGTGTCGTCACCGTATGATGTATCTGGTGTTCCTGACCCAGTAACATTATGTGCATACCAACTTGCAGTAAGTATAGCTTGTGTATTAAAAATACCAATTGGTTGTTCTCTATCATCCTGGTCGGCTGAACTTGTAATTAATAGTTCACCAACAGTAGTTGGCGTATCTGCTACGAAACCGAAATCAGTTTGCGCACCTGCTTGTTTACTAGATGCTTTGATTCTAAATATTTCACCACTAACAGTATCTAAATTAATAATACGAAGTTTTGCAAATGATAATATACTACTTGTTATCAACGCAGAACTTTCACTGACATAATAATAATTTATAGAGCCCGTGATTGACTTTGCAGTTCGAACGTATGTTGTGGCCGAAGCTGTGTATAATGTTTCACCTATTTCATATTGTCCATTTCTTAATGGTGTAACATTTAATATTGTACTATCTATTGAACTTGTTATGTTATTGTCGGTAAACGACCGAGAAGCATTCAAGTGAGATAACATTA